TCGTACTTCTTCTGTTGTAGGATTATTTGCTCCTCCGATTGCAGCAGTTACATTTGTACAACGTAAAGAATTTATTACTGAAGTATTAATATTTTCTGAAGGTCCATTAACATAAAAAGAAACTGTACCAATTTGTGTTATTACATTAACACCTAAATTAGTTGATGTACCTCCACCAACACGATATTGAACAAATAATGTTGTATTAGATTTTAAAGTCGACCCTAAAGCAAAATTATTTGAATATTTGTACAGATTTAGTTGATACCCATTTCGAGCAAACTCTCTTAATTGTTCATCAGCCGATTGTGTACCTCCACCAAAAGTCATCTTTAAAAATCCTTCAGGTGTAAATTCAGTAATAAATTTAGTACTTGTTTGTAGATATCTACCTACTTTTACACCTGGATTATCAGATACTTTTGTAGGGTCTTCAACAAATACTCTATCTTCAGCCAAAGCTTGTACTTCATACCATCTATTATCTAAACCTAAAAATTCTTGAGTTGTTGGTACATTCGCATATTGTGTTCCATCTTTTAATAAAACACTTGTAACACCTAAAACATTTTTATCAGGTAAAAACAATTCATAAAATGGTTTTACATCATTTGCTGTAATAACTCTTTTGTAAACTTTAGTTAATCCGTTAACAACGGTTTCTCTTTTTACAATAGTATAATTAATTAATGTATTATTAGAATCAAAATTAGGAATTTTTAATCTATTAGGATAACCTTCAGCATTTGTTGGTGATGCAAAATCAATATCATATACAGTTTCAAAAATTTGTCCAGCACCTTGTGCTTGAGACCCTCTTCTAAGTATACCACAGTATCTCAAATCTTCTTTATCCCCAAAAGCTGGAACTGTAATAGAAAAATCAACTAAAGCCACTGAAGGTCTTTGACCCGGAATTTTTAATCCGTAAGTTCTAGCGATATTATAAATTGATGATTTTTGTTGAGCGTATTGTAATACAGTTTCTTGTATACTTCTATCAATATTGAACTGTAAATTATCAGTTACCGCAGCGTTTAAATCTAAAAGTGCTGAGAAAATAGATGCATCATTGAAATTATCAATTAATTCAGGGTAATAAGTTCTTGTAAAATTTATTAACTCTGTTCTGATTTGTTGAAAATCTCTGGTTGTATACGAAATTTTTTTGTTAGCCATATACTATTAAATATTAATTATTATAAAATCACTCGAGCCGAAAACTGTATTATTAACCACATAATCTATTTTGATTTTAGCAGTGTGTTCTAACTGTGAAATTCCAGGAACTCTATATTCTCTCTCATCATTATCATTTACTGTTGTACCTTTATTTTCCAAACCTTGTGACGCATCTTTTATTTCAATATTTGTAATGGTAATATTTGGTAAATACATTTCAACAGAATCACGTATTTCAGACTCAATATCACTAAAAGTAGGTCCGTCTAAAGGTTCAAAAATAAATTCGTAAAGTCTAGTACCAAAATCAGGTAAATAATATCTTGAACCCTTTCGAGTTAAAATTAAGTGAATTAAACTTGACCTTATTTCTTCATCATTTGTTGCAGATAAACTTAAATAATTACCATATAAAGAATCCCTAAAAGGAAAATTAATACCGTATGTTGTTCCTTGAGCCATATCAGATAAATACCAATTAAATTAAAACTACAAGTTTTCCATTTATTTTTTTAAATTTGTTATTTTCCATATCGTATTTTAAATGTTTTAAATTTTTTAAAATTGACTCATTTATAGGATAATAAGGTAACTCATAATTAGATTTAATAAATGAATTTTCATATTTATAAAATCCAATTTTATTTTTCATTAATTTTAAAATCTTTATAAAATTTATTATAACTTTTTTTATATGATTTTTGGGTCTCATCATTTTCATCTTTTGTATACTGCCAATTCCAATATAACTTCTCATTAGGTTTAAACCCATAAAACTCATGTACTTTTTTTTGTACATCTGTAACATTTTCACCATTCCAATTCTGACCTACACATATAAAACCACTTTCAATATTTTCAACTGTGTTTTTTTCACCTAAAGTGGAATGTCTATTTTGAATCCAAGTTAATCTTTCTATTAGATTTTGATAAAACATATTAGCCTGACCCCATCTAACTGAACTAAAAAATAATACAACATCTGATTCAAAAAGTTCTTTTGAAACCTTCCATAATTCATCTGATTTATTATTTAAACTCGCCCAACATCTATGATTTCCCGATGGATTTTTTTTATCATCTTTCAATAACGACTTTAACACTCCACAACTATTACCTTCTTCTCTTGATACATTCCCCTCACAAGGAAATATCTTTAATTCTGATACATCCATGAAAACACATTTATCACCAAGTTCTTCTTTAAGATACATTGCTAAAATTTTGGACTTTGGTGTATCAATATTATTCTCATCCCAATTGAATCGGTTTGAGCAACTTAATAAAAGTACTTTTTTCTTTTTAGAAAGTTCTTTTATTGTTTCTTTTAGAGCCTTAAAACCATCCTCTTGTACCATGTTTTCCAAGAGCATCATTTTTCGTATCTTTTCAATTTCTTCTTGTATTATATTAGACATATAGATAAATACTTGTTAAAATAAAAATCCCGACCTAGCTCGGGATAACACATCGGATTTTTTAAGAAGAACATCCAAAACAATCAAAGTTACTATTTTCAGGTTTGTCTGGTAAATTCATATAACTGTAATCTACCGTTGGTGGTTCAGGAGTTGGTTTTGGTTTATTAACTTTTGAAGTATCAATTGCTAAGTGTTTTGCTCCTGTTGAAATTGCCTTTGTTCTAACATAATAACAAAGTGTTTTCAATCCTTTTTCCCACCCATAAAAATGTGATGATGAAATCTTGGACAAAGTTGGGTTACCCATATAAATATTCATTGATTGTGATTGGTCAATAAATGGTGCTCTGTCAGCCGCCATCTCAATCAAGGATTTTTGTGAAATCTCCCAAATTGTTTTATACTTTTCAATCAATCTTTCAATTCGATTAACTTTAAAATTATATCTTTTATCTTCAGGGTCCAAATAATTCAAGAAGTTAATTCCTTGTACCGACCCTTCATTCATAATGATTTCGTTTTTCAAATCTTCAGACCAAATACCAATCTTTTCAAAATCGTTAATTAAGTATTTGTTTACAATCATAATCTCCCCACCGACAACACGTCTGTTAAAGATTGCCGAGTGAGCGGGTTCTGTCATTTCATATGAACCTGTAATCTTAGCTGAAGATGCTACAGGCATTTGAGCCGTGAATAAAGAGTTACAAACACCATATTTTTTAACATTCTCTTTTAGAACATCCCAAGACCATCTTCCTGATAAATCATTGTTATTTAAACCCCACATATCAAATTGGAATACTCCTTCTGACATAGGTGAACCCTTAAAGTAAGCGTATGGTTCATATTTACCATCCATACACAATCTGTTACTTTCAGTGATTGCCGCAAAATAAATTGTTTCAAATATTTCTTTATTTAACTTACGAGCTTCTTCAGATGTAAAAATATAATCCATTAAATAGAATACGTCTGCAAGTCCTTGAGTTCCAATAGCGATTGCTCTTTGATACAATCCACCTTTACGTCCTTTCTCAGTTGAGTAGTTGTTAATGTTAACAACCTTGTTCAACGCTCTTACAACCTTACGTGTTTCTTCATATAACCCCTGAAAATCAAACTCTTTATCTTTAACGTAGTTCTTTAACACCATAGATGATAAAGTACAGATTGCAGTTGTGTCTTCATCAGTATACTGATAAATTTCATTACAAAGATTTGATTGTTTGATAACGCCAATATTCTGATGGTTTGTCTTTTTGTTCGCACTATCTTTAGAACATAGATATGGAACACCTGTTTCAATTTGTGATTCAATAATCTTATTCCAAATTTCTTGAGCCTTAACTTTTTTACCAAGACCCATGTTTACCGCCAACTTATAATTTTCTTCATACTCGTTACCATAACTTTCTTGTAACGGTTTGATACCAGCCTTTTTAATGTCATTAGGACAAAACAAATACCAATCATCATTATCCTTAACCGCTCTCATAAAGTTGTCGGGAATCCAAAGTGCTGTAAACAAATCACGAGCTCTCAATTCTTCAGCACCTGTGTTCTTTTTAATCTCCAATAAATCCATGATATCTTTATGCC